AAGACCTTATTGGAGATTATGTGAATGATAATCCTTCGACTATGTCTACGGATTATAGTCAGGAAACATCGGCTTGCAAGCAAGCCTACGTTTCCTTCCACTCCAACTATAAAATTATAGATGATGCGGATGAAATTACATATGATTATACCACACCTAGTAATATTAGCGCCTTTGATATAGAGTTGATTGCAAGATTGTGCTTAGGTAAACAAATATTATATTGTTTACGTAAGAATGGGGAATGTTTCTTCACTGCGGAGCTTCAATGATTTGATTGTTTGTTCGTTTGTTCGTTTGTTCGTTTGTTTCTAAAAAAATATACCAGCTTTCTTTGTTTTCGAATGTTTTTTATTGCTTCGTCTCATGTTTTTTGTTTTTTTTGTTTCTGCTGTTTTCCCTGTTTTTTCTATTTTTTGTGTTTTATTTTGTTTACGTGGTTTGTCTGCTGGCCTATATTTCATGAAAAATTGCTCATATTCCGGATCATTTGGCTTGTCTCTCAACTCTTTATATTTTTCCGATTTTTCGGCACGCATTTCTTCCAATGTTTGCTGGTGTCCATAACAATTTATACTGAATCGCTTTAAAAGACCCTTTTGTTGCAATCTATTATGCTGCTGCACTTGAAATAAAAATTGAGCCATACATAAAATGCGTTCGGTATCATAATAATTTCGCTTTGAATATAAAAAGGCCAAATAAAAGCTCAACATAGTATCAATCGTGGCTATCTTTATTTCCTGACTATGCATATGTATCATATTGTAACTATGACATGCTATAGGGTGATATATAAATGCGACAGTGTCATTCTTTCCAATCATTATTTGTAAATGTGGGGCAACTATCTCACCTATAGCAGGCCGTTTTACTATTCTAACATTTTTAATCCCTTCATCATTTAAACGTTCTTTCAAAATAGTAGCCGTTGTATCAGGATCTTCTGACAATACATCAAAATCAGCCACCTTTTTGAAATGCTTTTGCTGGTTTTTGGGCATATAATTCGAATACATTGACATTGCATACCCTCCAAAAAATACTACACCTTGTTCTATAAATGTGTTTTTAATCGTTTCAAATATAATATCTTCGTCCGCTTTATTTTCCATCTCTCTCTGAAAATCCCTCGTATCACAATCCTTACCATGTAAGGGGTAATGTTTATTTAATAATGCCAATCTTTTTGCGACTTTTTCCCAACGACTAGTATCCCCTGACGGCCTCGATAATTCTAAATACATGGACATTCTTAAAAAATTGGGAGGAGCATATAATATTCCCGCCACCTTTATTGCATCCTTTTTTAATTCGTTAAAAATATCTTTGTGTAAATAGGTAATGTCCGCGACTGGAATGAAGTTGACGAATACTTTAAATGTTCCTTGATGCACTCCCGGTTTTCCTTCTACTTCTATAAATCCCGCTTTTACATAAATATCACATAACTCCTTGGTATCTTCCAAAGCATTTGGGCTGTAAAAATCATAATCGGGTAATTCTATATCTGTGTTATAAAATTGATCTGATTTGGGTAAAATTGCATTAATTGCTATACCTCCATAAGGAATTAATTTTTTATGTCTTATAAAATTCTCTACTATTGAAAAAATTTGCTTGATATCAGTAGAATTGACTGCCATCTTTCCTACTTTTTTTTCAGCTTCATCAACGGCATGTCTTAATATTGTCAACTCACATTCCTGAAATGTCATTTTTGTATCACATATGTTTTGTTTTGATTGTTTTGATTGTTTTTGTTTTTGGTTCTTCATATATAATGCATAGAATTTATCTACGCATTATATGTTTTATTTGTATTGGTTTTGTTTTGTTTTTGATTATAATGGATAAAGGGGATACGGCATGGGATATGGGTATGGATAAGGATATGGAATTGGATGTGGGTCATCTTTGGGAGAAGGATAAGGTATGGGGCTAGGTTTGGGATGAGGCATCGGATCGGGTTGTGGATGAGGATAAGGCATAGGACGTTGTGGCGGTTTATCTTTAGTAGGTTTAGGTAAGGGGGGTGGTAAAGGATGCTGAGGATGATAAGTATCTCGATGGTGATGAGACATCAAATAAGGAATGAAATAATGATTTGGGTGTGGAATATAGGGAGTATCACTATAAACGCGATTGGGATTTTGTAGGAAAACGTAGGCGTTAGTCGAAGTTTTCTGGATTAAGCTCCGTAACGTTAGTGAAGGAGCTTTATAAGCGTCAGTATAATAAGAACACCTTTGGATTGATTTTGATACTAAACTCATAATGCTCTTCATGTATTTTCTTTTCGGTCAGTTGTTATATTATTTACATCACTACTTTTATGTTGTTTATAGTATTTATAGTATTTATAGTATTTATATATCAAATTTGTAATAATCTGAAGTAATAGTCCTTGTAGCATAACTGAGCGCTGGATTTTGTGGCGGTGGTGTAGGAATAGTGATTGGAATATATCTCAACTTTTCGGGCTTTAGAACAAATGAATATCCGCTTTTATCGAAGAAAGCTATATTCTCTTCTAAATTTACATCGAATGATTGATATCGCATTGCCACTAATTGACTCCCCGTTTCTCTGCAAACTATTCCACTTGGATTATCTGGACTGATTCCTTTATCTGGCATAGCAATCGTCATATTTCTTTTATTGTATTCCTGTAATTCATTCAAATCAGGGGTATTTATAACATCATAATAGCGTAATGCGCGCATAAACATGCTACTACTTGTCATATTCACATATTCATAAAAATCACGATTTTCCATAAAAGCGGTACCGCATGATTTGTCTACTACTACTATAATGCGACCATTTAAATCTAGTATGGGTACATCTCCTAAATTATGTCCATCATTTTCAAAACTATATTCTGGTCCCAAAAATAAATTATCATAATTGTTTTTAAACATATCCGCTAAATTTTGAAGCATAGTCTGATTCGTCGATTTTATCCTTAAATGAATAATAAGGCAATCATTCGCCTTTCTATCCGCCGTGCCTGTGTTAGGAAATGCATAATCCGATATCACTTTCATCACATCAGAGAACATAATATAATTATACGTCTCCTTTACAAAATCACTATCTGATGTCGATGTCGCCACGATTGGATCATTTCCTATAGAATATATCTCAAAATCAAGTGCTCTACATCCTTGATTTATCACATTTATTAAATTACACGTAGATACATAATCGTTTTTATAATCACCGCCGCTACAGCAGTTATAAGCCGTTTTGCAATAATAATCTTTGAATGTATATTTGCAATTCGGGTCTGAACTATTAAGCGGTTTTATAAATACGTTTTTTGTTGAATATAATGAATCCATAAAAGAACACTCTCTTTTTAATAATCCCGACAGGTAAAAATGATATACTATAGCCAAAATACTGACAACTAATATCATTGCAAATATTATATTAGCTGCAAAATCTTCATTCATATTTTTAATCGCATTCCATGATTTTTCCATTACTGATTTATTCTCCTCCATCTTATCTTATCTATATAATATGGAATATTAAAATTTGTTGTGTATTTGACTTATATTTGTTGTCTTGCATTGTATTTGTTGTCTTATATAATTTATTTTCAAATCAGTTAAATATAAATTATTTGTATAATATAACCGAATAAATGGCAGGAGGATTAATGCAACTCGTCGCTACCGGCGCACAAGATATCATATTAACAGGCAATCCCAGTAAAACATTTTTTAAATCAACGTATGCTAAATATACCAATTTCGGAATGCAAAAGTTCGTGGTCAATTTCGAGGGATCCAAAACACTGCGATTATCAGAAGAATCCTACTTTACCTTCAAAATACCCCGATACGCTGACCTATTAATGGATTGTTATTTGTCCGTTGAACTTCCTAATATCTTTAGTCCCATCATGCCCCCACAACAAATAAACCCTGATTGTTCGAATGCGGATGATGGTCGTTGGATCCCATATCAGTTTAAATGGATCGAAAATATCGGTGCTAAGATGATTTCGAAAATCGAAATTACATGCGGTAATCAAACCCTACAGGAATTCTCAGGAGACTATTTGCTGGCAGCAGTTCAGCGTGATTTTTCGGCGGAAAAGAAGGCGTTGTTTGATAAAATGACTGGAAATGTTCCCGAATTAAATGACCCCGGCAATGCTGGAACACGTGTGAATAGTTATCCGAATGCTTATTACACACCTAATCCTGCGGGTGCGGAACCTTCTATTCGCGGTAGAATATTATACATCCCTTTAAATGCATGGTTTGGGTTAAAAACACAAATGGCGTTTCCTTTAGTATCATTGCAATACAATGAATTACATATAAACATTACGATGCGCCCAATTCAGGAGTTGTTTCAAATTCGTGATGTATTAGATTCAGATCCTCTAAATGATTATCCGTATGTTGCTCCCAATTTTAACAAATATTATATGCAATTTTATCGATTTTTACAGACTCCTCCGGATGTGTCTCTTGCTGTAGGGTCTTATGTTGATACCAGAACCCTATGGAATTCCAATATCCATTTAAATTGCACGTATGGGTTTTTGTCCAATGAGGAATCCAGATTATTTGCACTTCAGGAACAGAAATATCTAATAAAACAGGTGAAGGAAAATGTGTTTTATAATGTGACGGGCGCAAACAAGGTGGAGCTAGATTCATTTGGTATGGTCGCTAATTACATGTTTTATTTTCAACGCAGT